AGGGCCGGCCGATCGCACAAGTCAGCGGCGTACAGGGCCCCGCAGCGAACTTCTGAACGCTCAGGCAGGTGGGCGCCTGATCCCACACCTCCACCGATTGCCCCCGCTTCAGCGCTGAGCGGATGAAGTCCGCAACTTCCCAGCGGCAAAGGGTGGTGGTGTGCATCGGGCTCAGCTGTGGGCCCCCGTAGACGGTCACAGAGGGCATCCACCAGCTCAGGTCTGGCACCGTCGCGAAGTTGTACCCGTAAGGGCTCACATAGTCAGTCGCGAACTTGTGCCATCCCCACTCGGCAGTGGTGGCAATGGTGGCGGTGGTGGTGGCGGTCATTTGTCAGTCGGTGGTGGTTGTTGATGCCCACCACAGGTGGCGAGCAGTGCCCATCTCATAGCCGTTGTTCTCCACGGGTGGAAGCTGAGCAGGGGGAACCACACACAATCTGTAACAATTCTTAACAAACAAGCTGCGACCCGTCAGGGCCTGATCCCACCTGCTGCCACCCGGGCCAGCCCTCACCAGTTCTCCAGCACCTGCCAGCAGCTGCCATCACCTGGGCCCAGCCGGTGCCATCGGATGCGCAGTCCGCAAGAACGCCAGGGCCTGCCAGCGATCACCGGCACCGGCTGCAGGGCTGCGAGCACTTGCCGCTGCAGCTGGCCCCCAGGAGGCCCAGGAAGCCCCCTCCCCCGACCCGTCTGCACAGAGACACCCCCAGGGCCCCCCGAAGCCCTACAGAGGCGCACGAGGGCCCCTAAGGGGGGCTGCGCTGCGTGCGCTGGGAGGGGACGCCATCACATCACGCGACCCAAAAACGGGAAAGAGGGGATTACCTGCAGGGTTCACGGAATGGCAGGTAGGTGCGTGAGGGAGGGGGGTGTGGGTGTGTGCGGGGTTTGTCGCACGGGTGGGGTTGTGTGGGTGGATTTCTTTTTTTTACCAGTAAGAAATCAGAGGGTCCGGTGGGGAGGCATTGGGCGAGAAGGGATGCTCTCCACCTGTGTTGCTATAGGGTTAAACTGAGGTGGTCAAGACCCGTTGCCCCCACTGGGTCGCATCCAGGGAGGGCAAACTGGCACACCCGGTGTCACACCTAGGTGTCTGGGTCCGTCAGCAACGCCGTACTGACTGCATGAAGCCTAGAGAAAACGGTGACGAGAACTTCGTGATGGTCCACCAGCGCGATCTCGATTCAACTATTGCCCTACTGGGCGAGCGAAAGCTGGAGCTCAGGGACGCTGCTGTGTTCCTGGTGCTGCTCAACTACGTCAACTGGCGCAGCGGTCGTGCGCATGTCTCCACCCGATTCATTGCAGAACGGCTGCAGGTCAAGCTGCCTGTGGCGGTCAGCGCCATCACCCGCCTGCGCAAGGAGAACCTGGTGCGACGCATTGTTGATCGACGCACTGGAGAGACCTACTTCCTGATCAACCCATTCCTGGCCTCTGTTGGTGGACCAAGCCGCCGCGGCCACCTTTGGCAACAATTTGAGGACACAGTGGATTGACAACAACGTTCTGGGTAGCCTGCTGTCATCTGCTCTCCACTTATGTATCTGCCTAACGACGAGCGGATTCGTCTTGGTCTACAGCAGTACGGATCTGATGTTCCAACTGAAGTTGTCGAAGCCGCTGAAGCTGCTCTGGCATCGCCTTGTGGAGGTGCTTGTCCTGCCCCAACGAAGGACACCTCAAAAGCACGTGCCCGTAACAAGAAAGGCGAATACCTCGGCGACGATCCGCAAACTCCTGAAGTGAACGAGGCTTTTGTTGGCGGCTAAAGTTGTCGTGCTCACCCAGGTGGTGCTGGGAAGCTCACTGCCAGATCTTGTGTCTGGTGGTGGTTGTTGGGAGAGCCCTTCTGCGTCCTTGGATGTGGGAGGGCTCTCTTGATGCAATGGGAACCGTTGCCACCTGAACTGGGACCGTTTCCCCATTTTCTTTGCTACCTGCTGCGAGAGCTGAACCTGGCGGATACGCCGACCATCCGCCAGTTGGAAGTCGCTGAATGGCTCGAGAACGGTCCTGATCGTTCCATCACCACGGCCTACCGCGGGTTGGGCAAGAGCTTTGAGTCCGGTAGCTACGCCCTCTGGCGGCTGCGTCATGACCCCTTCACCGAAAAAGTCTTGATTCCAGCGGCTACCGCTGAGAAAGCCGATGAGGTGGCAACGTTCATGGCCCGCTGCATCCGGGATGTGGACATTCTTCGTTGCCTGGAGCCCAGGCCTGATGGGCGCTCATCCATCAAGGCCTTTGATGTGGGCCCTGCCGTGATCGACCAAAGCCCAAGTGTCCGCACTGTGGGAATCCTGTCCCCCTCGCTCACGGGTAAGCGCTGCACCCTGGCGCTACCGGACGACATTGAGACGCTTAACAACTCGATTACACCGCTAAAGCAGGAACGCCTGGCCCAGGCGGTGACCGAGCTTGAGGCGATCATTAAGCCAGATGAACCGGATTTTGACCCCAACGCACCTAGGGACTACAGCCAGGCCGGACAACGCCAGGTGTTTCCAAGACAGATTCGCTACCTGGGTACTCCCCACCTTGAGAGCTCGCTGTACCTACGACTGGTGCGCGAGCGGAACTACTCAATTCGCTTCTGGCCGGCTCGATTTCCTGATCCGACCGATGCCGATGAGTGGGATTGCTACGAGGGCAACCTGGCACCCGGGATTGCTCAGTCCGTTCAGAGCAACGTAACCCTGGCGGGGGAACCAACAGATCCTGAACGCTTTGGTCACCACGAGCTGCTGAAGCGCGAAACCCGCATGACCCGGGCTGCGGTCCAGCTGCAGTACCAGTTGAATTGCCGCCTCAGCACCCTTGATCGCTACCCCATTCGATTGGGCGATTTGATGGTGATGGACCTCGATGGCAAGGCCTTGCCGGAGGTGGTGGTGTGGGCCGCCACGCCAGAAAACCGCATCCAGGAGCTGCTGTGCGTTGGCCTAGGCGCTGACCGCTACTACCACCGCCCGGCTGTGGTGAATGGCTGGGTATCGCAGGAAGAAACTTGGCGCTGCGTGCTGGCGATTGACCCCTCTGGCCGCGGCAGTGATGAGCTGGCCTGGGCTGTAATCGCTGAGCTGAACGGCAATTTCTTCCTGCTTGAGTCCGGGGGCACCACCCGGGGCTATGAGCCGGAGGTGCTGACGATGCTGGCCAGCCGTGCCAAGCGCTGGCAGGTCAGCTACTGCGTGGCTGAGAGCAACATGGGCGATGGCATGTTCACCGCTCTGCTGTCACCGGCAATGGCCAAGGTGCATCCGGTCTCGATTGAGGAGGTGCGCGTCAGCCAGCAAAAGGAACGCCGCATCGTCGACACCTTGGCACCGCTGGTGCAGCAACACCGCCTAGTGGTCAGCAGCGAGCTGATCCGCAGGGACTATCACGACGCTGAGCGTGACCCCGAGACCGGCCACCAGCGCTCACTGATGTACCAGATGAGCCGCATCACTGTTGAGCGGGGCTCACTGACCTTTGATGACCGCCTTGATGCGCTGGCCCTGGGGGTCAAGTTCTTCATTGATGCCGCGGCCCAAGACCAGGAAAAGGCCAAAGCAGCTCGCCAGGACGAGATGGATGAGCTAATGCGCCAGGCCTGGTTCGATGAAACCGGCGCCAGCATTGATGCCCTGGCAATGGGGTGGAGACCACAGCCCAAGGCCAGAGCATTTGGTGGAGTCAAGCGGTAGCGGACTCGTCAGGCCGCACTATCGGCACCACGTTGACCTTGTTCTTCAGCGCTGAAAAGTCCAGCTTGCCGGCCATTTGTGAGCGCAACTTGGCAGTGTCGCTCTCGGAGAGGTTGGCAGTGATGCTGTTCTGCTTCAGCAGCTGCAAGGCCACCCGCAGGTCATCGTTGCTGGTCGGCTTGAGATTGCCGTCATCGTCGTAGCCGCCCTTGTCGATGCGGTCCCGAACTTCACGGATGACGGAAGCGTGCAGCTCCTCAAGTTCCTTTGCGAGATCAGCCACGGTTACATAGGTGGAGAACTTTGGTCTCCATGATCCAGGAAATCCAGTTCACTGACGAGCGGTGGCTGCAGTTCTGGCAGAACTTCAAAGGCCAGGCACACCAAACTAAAGGTGTGATCAAGCTCGCCGAGCACATCAAAGCCGTTGATCCGTGCCTACTGACTGAATCAGCGGAGTGGGCACAGATCTACAAGAGCCTGCCAGTGCAGCAACATGCAGCACTTGTCCGCAACCCGCTAAACGTCAAGTGGCAGAGCCAACTCGATAACAAGAGCGGCCAGGGCTACCGGGAGTGCTTCTCCTCCTCCTGCGCCATGCTTGCCATGTATTGGGGAAAGATCTCCAATGACGACGCCTACAACGCTGTGCGGCAGCCGTTTGGTGACAGCACCTCAGCTCAAGCACAGCTGGCTGCGTTGCGGAAGCTGGGGCTCAAGGCTGACTTCCACACCAATGGCACCCCAGAGGCTCTGGAAGGCGAGATTGACGCTGGCAGGCCTGTTGCTGTTGGCTGGCTCCACAAGGGCCCTGTAGGCGCTCCTACGGGCGGTGGGCATTGGTCTGTGGTGATCGGCTACACCGATGCCGCCTGGATTCAAAACGATCCCAACGGCGAGGCTCAGTTGGTGGGTGGGGGCTACACCGCCAACACCAAGGGCGCTGGCATCGTCTACAGCCGCAAAAACTGGAACCCACGCTGGATGCCGGGTGGTTCCGGTGGCTGGTATCTCACGTGTCGTCCTTAGGCCGCTGCGACTGCCAGGCCTCACCCAGGTTTTCAGCCGCTTCGTTGGCAAACCACCGGGCAATCGCGCTTTGTTGATGCCACAAGCTGTTTAGCAGCAAGGCCACGTTCATCAGCCCATCAATGTCGTTGTTCTCGTGCAGCTCCTGCAGCAGCCTTTTTGTCGCCTCCTGCCTAAAGTCCAGCTCTTGGCGTGCAACAAAGGGTTGCACCGCTTACCTTTTCGCCAATGGCCCGACGATCCCTGCGAGGATCTCGACTGCTCGATACAACTTCACCACCACTCGCTGGATTGCATCGAGAGCCTCGTCGTCCTTAGGCGTTGGCGTGATGTTGACGATCACAAGCGCCAACCCATGCAACGCAATCGCTAAGGCGACGTACTGACCGAAACGATCCATAGCGCAGGAATCTCACCACCTAACGCTACACACGTGGAGAACTGTGTCAAATGTGCGGGCCAGGCACCTCAAGCCGAGCAACACGCTGCTCAATCGAATTGAGCCGAGAATAGTATTCCTTGCGGTCCGCCTTGATGTCTACGTGCAACTGCTCAAGGCGTGCTGCCACGTTGTCCACACTGGCAGCCAGGCGAATCACAGCGTCCCTCCCCTCCCTGCCGCGTGACCCCAAGGCCCCTACGCCCATGGCACTGACTGTAATGGCGGCGCCTAACACCGCGGCAGCAACCTCAACCACGAGCAAGCTCTGCGTACAGCGTCAGCCTACCAATTCGCAATGCCTACGCAAACGCTTGGTATTACTGGATTTGCGCTGCAGCAAAGCGCAGATAGCCTTGGACTGTTGACGCTACAAACTCATGAAAAAAGGCAGCAAGGGCGGCAAAGGCGGCGGCAAAAAGGGGTATTGACCATGGCTGCCAAGAAAGGTCTCTACGACAACATTCACGCCAAGCGCAAGCGCATTGCGGCTGGGTCTGGTGAGCAGATGCGGAAACCTGGGTCCAAAGGCGCTCCAAGCGCTAAGGACTTTAAGGATTCTGCAAAGACAGCTAAGAAAAAGTAAGGCAGCGCTGCGGGTGGTTAGGTGGCTTAGTGCCCCTGACCCCTGCTTTTTTTACGCCCAGGCCTGGCCTTGCTCCTAACAGAGTTGCCGATGCTGGTCTTTTTGTAGCGAGCACGAGAGACATGCTCGACTTTTGCAGCACCGGCTTTGCTTTTAGCGACCATCAGCCCCAGGGAACGCCGCTAGCCTTGGTGGGCTCACGCTGTTCCGAGAGCTGGGTCAGCAGTGCTTGAGCAACCTCTTGCACTTTCTCTTCCCCAAGTGCTGATTGCAGCCAGCCCACCACGATCTCCTCAGTGAGGTCGGCGTAAGGGATCAGGGTCTCAGGGCGCTCAAAGCCAATCGATCCGTAGGCGCCAGCACGGTAGGTGCCGTCTTCTACGTCCACGGTGTAGTGAGCGGTGTAGACAAACCCGTCAGCGGTTTCCCGCTCAAGGCTTGCAATCTTCCAGGTTGGGGTGGGGTTTTCAGTGGTCATTTGAATAAACAAAGAAAGAAAGTTGCAACCAGTTGGGTTGGGCCGGTTGCCCGCCCATTAGTGAAGGGGACTACGCAAGCTGGGCTTTAACAGCAGCCATCTCCGTTTCCAGTTGCTCGATGCGCTCCATCGCTTCTTGCAACGCCTTGACTGCCTTCATGTAAAGCACCGAGTAGTTGACGCTCTTGGTGACGGTGCCAAGGTCGTTGCCGTCTGCGTCACGGTCGGGGGTTTCATAGACGAGACCGGGAGAGACAAGTTCAGCCTCTTGAGCAATTAGGCCAATCTGGGTGTGGGTGGGCTGGCCAGTCTCTTCCTTGAAGTTGTATTTGCGGACCCGCAGGCCCTTTAGATCATTCCATTGAGAGTTAGCGTCAACGATGTTTTCCTTGAGCTTAATATCTGAAATGCCCGCATAGCTGTTGTTTGTATTTTGAACATTGCCATTCGTAAAAACTCTAAACGATTCATAACCACTAAAAACCCCAGCTCCCTCAAAATAACCTCTAATAAAGTGATACGTTGTGCCTGCTGTCGCTTGATTGCTGATATACAAAGTATCATTTGTTGAATTACTAAATAAACCAGTCGCGCCACCATTACTAATCCTCATCCGCTCCGTCGGAGAACTCGCACCATCAGCGGTAACCGAGAACACTAGCCTTCCTGGCATGTCATTAGCGCCAGGGGTGCCGTCTACTTCGCATTTAATGGACGCTGCGTTCTCAAAATCTGTACCGTCTGACCCAGAGAACAGAATCTCTCCTAGTTTTTGACTGTCAGCTACAAGTGCGTGAGTACCAATGGTATCACTGTTAGACCTTGCAAGCCAAAGATTACCGGGGTAGTTAGCAGTATTTCGCCAGCCAACAATAGAGATGCCATCACCAGCAGTTCCATTTACCTGAACTTTAGGCTCGAATCCAACAGCTCCAAAAACTTCTTGAGTGTATGCAGCAGACGTGCCAACTAAGAGCCTGCCTGAAGTATCAATTGCAAGTTTTTCGTTTGTACTTGTTGAAGAATCAAGAACCTTTAATCGGCCATCGCTGTCGTCACGATCAAGCACCCAATAACTGCCAGAGTTATTACTGACACTGAATTGCCCACGACATTCAAGAGTCGTCAAGGGCGCAGTAGAGCCAATCCCTACGTTACCTGAGGCGTCAACAGTAAGTCGAGCAGTGCTCTGTGTTGCAAGAATAAGTTTTGCGCCAGGAGAACCGTATGTGTTGGCAATTACAGTATCAAGTGTGCCGCCGATAGCATTTGTGCC